GACTCTATGCGCTACAAGGCGACAGAGCGTTACGACGTGGGCTTCACTGATCCTCGTGCGATGTACGGCACACCCGGCGTCTAATCAAATGCGGGGGGTTCGCCCCCTGCTCCATTAAGGAGAAAAGACAATGGCACAAACTTATTTCGGTTCTGCCCTGCGTGCAGGTTCTGGCACATTGACTGACACTGTTGACGGCGGTTACGTCGTTACGTCTCAAACAACTACTGTCACTACAGCATCAGCAGGCACAGCAACCAGTGCAACACTGACTCTCCCTGCTTACTCTCAGATCATCGCGTTTTATCTCGACACGATCCAAGACGAATCAGTGGGTGGCGGTACAGCTACTGCAATCAACGCAACCATTGGCACAGCCGCCGCAGGTACTCAGTACTTGTCAGCAACTGATGTGATTGGTGGCGGTCGTATTGCACTTTCTTTCACTACCGCACAGTGCGCGGCGATGGACGACATTGGCACAAACCAATCTGTTGTCATCACTGTTGACCCCAACGGTACGATCTCTACAACTCAGGGCATTTACCGCTTGACAGTGGTTTACGCTCAGACTGTTTAAGGAGCACGATCATGGGTCAATTCAAGCCAATGGTCAAAATGATGACCACTGAGCCTTCAATCGAATTGAAGCTCAAAAAAGGCGGTAGCGTGAAAAAGGCTGATGGCGGCATGATGGGTTCTCCCATGGCTTCCACTATGCCTGCACGCGGCGGCATGATGCCCGTTGCCCGTCCTAAGCGTCCTACTATGGCGGCACGTCGTGCGGCTATGTTGGGCATGAAGGAAGGTGGCGAGTCCAAGGCTGAGCACAAAGCTGAGATGAAGGCCATCAAAGGCGTGAAGTCTGAGTTGAAGTCTCACGAAGCTAAACCAGCAAGCAAGGCCCACAAAGGCATGGCTACTGGTGGCGTGACCAAGTCTACGAAGCCCGGTGCGTATGCAACTGGCGGCGTTGTCAACGGTCAAGGCGGCTACAAAAAGGGCGGTGCTATCGCTAAGAGCGGCATCATCAACACTGAAGGCCAAGGCGGCGAGTATCGCAACACCAAGATGGACACAGCCAAACCTGACACAAACTCAGCCTACAGGCGATGTGAAGTTAGGCAACGGCGGTGGCTACAAAAAAGGTGGTGCAACAAAAAAGCGCTACGCTACGGGGGGAGCTGTTAACGACAGCGGTCGCGCCGTAGCCTACCCAGCAAAAAAGCCGTCTGCTCCTGTCAGCAATGATCGTCAATCTGGCACCTTTAAAAAGGGTGGCAGTGTGACCCCAGCCCAGAAGAAAGAGCAATCTTTCTTTAAGGCTGAGAACGCAACAGCGATGAAGCAAGCGAAAGCCCAGAGCAACCTGAAGTATCAAGATGGCGGGAAAGTAACTGACCTATCAAAAGGCGCTTACGACAAATCAATTGGCCCATCTGAGAGTGAAATGGACATGGCAAAAGCCATCCGTAACATTCCTAGCAAGCTGTATGAGGGTGCGAAGAGCCTGTTTACTAGCAAGGAAAAGCCTGCTGGCTCTGTCACCAAGACTGAAAAGTCCGTGACAGTAACCCCTGCAAAGAAACGTGGTGGATCAGTAAAGTGCTGAACCTAAGTGGGGGCTTCGGCTCCCACTTTTAATTTAAGGAATAGATCATGGCTGATGCAGTCGCAAGTCAAACGCTCTTAGATGGTGAGCGAATGGCAATCATGAAATTCACCAACCTTTCTGACGGTACTGGTGAAAGCAAAGTTTTGAAGGTAGATGTTTCTGCTTTGACATCAAGTGCATCTGGTTTAGCCTGCACTGGCGTAACTATTACAAAAATCCATGCCGCAACGCATGGCTTGGAAGTACAGATTTATTGGGATGCAACCGCAGATGTATTTTGCTGGTGTGTGCCACAAAATTCTCAATACACGATGGATTTCGATAAGTTCGGCGGTTTGACTAACAACGCAGGCGCTGGCGTAACTGGTGATGTATTGTTCAGCACTGCTGATGCTTCTGCTGGTGACTTCTATACCATCGTCCTTGAGATGGTTAAATCTTACGGTTAATTATGCCAAGCAAATCACCAGCCCAACACAAATTGATGGAAGCCGCCGCCCACACCAAGGGCGGTTTTGGTGGTGTGCCCCAAAAAGTTGGCAAAGAGTTTGTCAAAGCCGATGAAGGTAAATTCAAAAGGGGTGGCACCGCACAACAAGCGGCCATAGCAATTTCCATGAAGGAAAAAAACATGAAGCCTAAAAAAATGTCTAGCGGTGGACACCCCGGACTCTATGCCAACATCAACGCAAAGAGGCAACGGATAGCCGAGGGTTCTGGCGAGAAAATGCGCAAAGTGGGTAGCAAGGGTGCGCCAACAAAGCAAGATTTTGTAGAGTCGGCAAAAACCGCAAAAATGAAATCAGGCGGCAAGATGTCAAAGTCTTGCTGGTAAATCATGGCAAAAAATCCATCTTTAGCAGTTGGCCGTGGAGAAAAACTTCCTGAGTCAAAAGGCGCTGGCTTAACCGCCAAAGGTCGGGCAAAATACAACCGTGAAACTGGATCAAATCTGAAGGCTCCCCAGCCCCAAGGTGGCGCTCGAAAAGATTCTTTTTGTGCGCGTATGTCTGGTGTTGTTGAACACGCAAAAGGGGACGCACCACGCGCTAAAGCATCGCTCAAGCGGTGGAACTGCCCCGGCTGGTAAAGGAAAAAACATGGCCACAGATTCAAGCCCAAAGAAAAAAACGATTCAAGACGCTCTTAAAGAAATGGAAGATTTTTTTAGCGGTAAAACGCCAAGAAAAACTCCAGAGCAAGCCAAAGCTGATCGTGAAGCGTTCAAGCAAAAGTCTATGGCCGATGTGAAGGCCCGGAATGAAAAATCCCGTGCAGAGAGCCGTGCAAAAGACAAGGCCGATCTTCCAAACCTTCAAAAGCGCCATGCTGAGTTGTCTGATATTTACGAAAAAGGCAAGAACTGGCAATACGCTGACCGCGATCAAAACATGACTCCGGAAGAGCGCCGTGCTCGTGAGGTGTCTGGTGAATTGCAAAGACTTGGCGCCAGAATCAGTGCGGCCAAATCAGATGACTCATACGCTAAAGGCGGCAAGATCAATCTGAAAAATTGCAAAGTATCGACGCACGAAAAAAGTTCAATGAACAAAAAATGCTGGTGAGGTAAACAATGGCATACAGCGGAACCGTTGGACAGACAGTAGTCTCAGTACAGAAATTCATCGACCAAGGGGCCCGGATGTCGGGCAAACTCGCCGAGGAATTAACTGTTGAGCAAGTCCAAGGCTCCAAACAAGCCTTGTTTTTCATTCTGTCGAACCTGATCAATCAGGGCATCAACTACTGGTGCATCAGCAAGAAGGTCTATGGCCTCAAGGCAGACCAATACGAGTACTTGCTACCCTTGGGTGGCAACGACGTATTAAACGCGCTGTATCGCACGTTAAACCGCCCCTCTGGTTCAGTCTCTGCATCGTCTGGCATTGCCGCCAACGCAACCGATGGCAACATTGACACGATTGATGTGCAGACTGCCATCAACGGCAACATCACAATCAATTACGGCACCAACAATCCAATCTATGCCGGCTCAATTGGCATCTTGCCGGGCACCAGTGGCTCATATCACATCTTGCTGGAGTATTCGACTGACGGCTCGACATGGAAACTGTTGCAAGACACAGGCGTTGAGACATGGGTGGATAACGAATGGTTGTGGTACGACATCGATCCCGGTGCAAATGTGCAGTACTACCGCATGCGCGAGACAGGTGGCAACACACTGGCCGTGCGTGAGTTTTTTGTTGGCAACAATTCAACCGAAGTCACCATGGCTCGTTTGAACCGTGATGACTACACAAACCTGCCCAACAAGAATTTCACGGCCAACCAGCCGTACCAGTACTGGTTCAATCGCACACTGCCACAGTCAAAGATTGTGCTGTGGCCAGCCCCCAGCGATCCGTTTGTGGCAACGCTAACATCGGGTCGAGGGAATTGCAAAGCGATACGCTCTGTCTTGCGTGCCGGCAAACGGTATGGGTCTTTCTCGTCAGCACAGCCTTGCTGACACACCTTCAAACCCGGAAAGTTCGGGTCAGGCATGGCC